TTCCAGACGCAGGAGGAAATCGACGACAGCATGCTGCTCTCATCAGAGGACGGCATTATCGTGTTCAAGGATGATGACGACAGCTTCGCTATCAGCATCTACCCTGACAGGTTCAACTACCCGACGCTCCGACTTGTCAACAACCGTCAGACTATGCGCCTGACATCAGATAATTCAATGAGGTTCAACAACTAACAAATTCACACTCCTATGAAGAAGATAAAAATATCAGAATTGCCCGAGTATCAGTCCCTGACAGGTCTATTCACTATCGGAACGGACAGCCAGAACCGCAGTGTGAAGGTGTCGCTCGAGTGGATTCAGACCACCACGAACAATGCCGTATCAGCAGCTAATGACGCTGCAGCCCTTGCGAACCAAAAGGCTGGGCTGGCTAACGACGCTGCCGCACTCGCTAATCAGAAGGCTGGGCTCGCAGCTGACGCAGCTGCCTTGGCTAATCAGAAAGCCGAACTTGCCGACACCAAAGCAGGTCTCGCTGACGAGAAGGCGACCCTCGCCAATCAGAAGGCTGGGCTTGCCAACGAAGCGGCGCAGAACGCCAATGACAAGGCGACCCTTGCCAACACGAAAGCCGAACTCGCAGACCAGAAAGCAGGTCTCGCCGATGAAGCCGCCACAGCAGCCAACGCAGCGAAAGACGCCGTCCTCGCAGCTTGGGGAAGCCTCGTGCCGTCAGCCATGTCGGTGGTAGCACCGTTGAGACTGACTCTCGGCAACCTGCAACCGAATTTCATCACTCCCGTATTAAGTCCTACGGGCGTGGCAAGAAACGTCATCTATCAGAGCGATAACGAGGCTGTCAGCGTCGAGCCTGACGGTCGCATCGTCATCCTCAAGAAAGGCATCAGCCGTGTTCACGTCATCCCGACACTCAACACAGGTCTCCACAAGACCATAGCTATCGAGGTGACAGAACCGACAGCAAGATTCGTCAACACAAGAGCGCAGCTCCGCTTCACGTCGTCAGGTGCGTTCAGACTTAACTAATTCAACCAATATTGTTTAATCAAAATCAATAGAAAATGGCACTTACAACACAACAAGAAGAAATCCTCGTTCAGATTATCGAGGCTTATCAGAACGGCAAGCGTCTGCAAGACCTCCCCGAAGTACAGGGGACAAATCCGTTCAACCTGATTACAGAGGTGCTGGATGAGGACGGCGAGAGCAAGAAAGCGGCACTCGCCACACTCCTCCCGTATCTCGAATCGGACTGCTCCTATGGCGTCGAGTTTGACACCAGCGTCAGCTCCCCTGCCTGTACCCGTATCGGCAACACAGACCTTCACAAGAGCCTTCCTATTCAGAGCCGTATGAGAGGCTGCATCCTCAACGACAACGGCGATGTCGTGGAATACCTTGACCCGAAGGACTGGACAGGGGCTGTGCGTGACGGCTCTCGCGGTCAGGTCATGGTGGAAATCCCTATGCACTACCGCAAGTTCGAGACCGACGGCACAAAACGCCGTGTGAAGCTCTCGGAATTCCCTCTGCCTGGCTATCATCAAGTCAAGAAGCAGTATGTCTCGGCTTACCAAGCCACCGTTGACCGCACCAACAGCAAGCTCGCTTCAGTGGTGAACACCACGGCGCAGTATCGTGGCGGCAACAACAATTCCGCTTACGACGGTCACGAAAACAGCGAACTCGGTATGCCAGCCACAAGCATCAGCCGTACCAACTTCCGCACCTATGCCCGTAACCGTAAGGCTAACAGCACAGAGTGGAACTGCATGACCTACGGCATTCAGAAAGCCCTCTATTGGATGTTCGTCGTGGAATATGCCACATTGAATTCACAGGCGGCTTACAACGCAGCTCTCACCGAAGAAGGCTATCATCAGGGTGGTCTCGGTGACGGCGTTGACAACCTCAATTCGACCAAGTGGAACTCGTTTAACGGCTACAACCCTGTCATCCCTTGCGGTCACACCGACAGCCTCGGCAACCGTACTGGCGTGGTGGACTACACTATGCCTGACAGCTATGACACAGGCAACGTCGTCACGGTTCACGTTCCACGTTATCGTGGCGTAGAGAACCCGTTCGCCCATATCTATCAATGGACAGACGGTATCAACGTCCGTGTCAACCCGACAGAGGCAAACGGCGGCAACGACCTCTCCGAGGTGTTCGTCTGCGACGATCCAGCGCATTTCAGCGACAGCAGCTATGACGGCTACAGCCTCGTCGGTCACGAAGCCCGTACCGATGGTTATGCCAAGGAACTCATCTTCGGTGAGGGTGGCGAAATCATCCCTTCAGCAGTAGGCGGAAGCTCATCGACGTATTTCTGCGACTACCATTACACGAGCATTCCAACCACAACAGCCCTTCGCGGTGTCCTGTTCGGTGGTTATGCGGGCGACGGTGCGGCTTGCGGCTTCGTGTGTGCGTACTCGTCTTACGCTCCTTCGAGGACGTTTGCGAACGTCGGCTCTCGCCTTTGCTTTATACCTGCATAAGCGTAGCGCGTCGGGGGTTTGAAAGAACCCCCGTCCCCACCCCTCTCAAAAGGGGTGGGCGTCGCGCGAAAAGCGTGTTGCGCAAAGGGTAGAGCGTGATAAACGGAATAATGAATGAATGATTAAAAACGAAACAGAATGATGAAAAAGGTTGGTTGCTCCAGCGGTGTCCTGTTCGGTGGTAATGCGAACAACGGTGCGAATTGCGGCTTCGTGTATGCGAACTCGAATAACGCTCCTTCGAATACGAATGCGAACATCGGCTCTCGCCTATACTTTTCTATCGTGTGAAATTATGTCAATAAATGAGAAATACAACGGATGCAACGACCTTACCTCTTGGTAAAACAATTCAGTATCAGACCCAACGGGGTTGGTAGGGATTCCCTCTGTATCGGATACCGAAGACTCCAAATAAGAAAAGCAAACGACGATGAAACGTTACGGAAACTTATATGACAAGGTGATTTCTCCCGACAACCTGCGGCTGGCTGACACGATAGCCCGCAAGGGGAAGGTGGACACTCACGGCGTTCGTCTGCACGACCGCAACCGTGAGGCGAATATCGTCGCCTTGTATGAGGCTCTCCTGACGCAGACTTACCACACGTCGCCTTATCAGACATTCACGATCTACGAGCCGAAGGAAAGGCTCATATCACGTCTCCCGTACTACCCTGACCGCATTGTGCATCACGCCATTATGAACGTTGTTGAACCGATATGGCTCTCCGTCTATACGCACAACACATTCTCCTGCATCAAGGGACGTGGCATTGAGGGCTGCGCCCGTGCCGTTGACAGGATAATCGCCAAGTATAAGGGTCATCCCCTGTACTGCCTGAAAATAGACATCAGGAAGTATTATCCGTCAATCGACCACGACGTATTGAAGCGTATCGTGCGGAAAAAGATTAAAGACCAGAAGCTGCTGTGGCTCATTGACGAGATTATAGACAGCTCCGAGGGCTTGCCTATCGGCAACCATACTTCGGGATTCTTGGCTAACCTCTATCTTGCCTATTTCATGCACTACATCAACGAGCGTATCAAGTACGAACTCGGTATTGACGTTGAGAAGGTGCGGCTGGACGCTGTGGAGTATGCCGACGACATCCCGTTCTTCTCTGACAGTAAGGCGGTGCTGCACAAGGTGCTGGAAATCGTGACGCGATATTTCGCGGAGGAGCTTCACCTTGTCATCAAACCTAACTATCAGATATTCCCTATCGCAAAGAACCGTAAAGACAAACACGGGCGTGCGCTCGACTATGTCGGTTACAAGTTCTATCGCGAACAAAAACTCTTGCGCAAAGGCGTAAAGAAAAACCTGTGCCGAGCTGTTGCGAAGCTCCGCAAGTTCAACCCCACAATCGGCTATAAGGAATTCAAGATAGCCATATCAGCGTGGATCGGCTGGGTGAAGCACAGCAACAGCAAGCACATTCTCAAACTTATTACAAACACACTAAACAAAGAATATTATGGCATTTTACGACACGAAGCCCTCGAAATTCGAGGCAGTAGGCAACGGCAGCTATGTCTATCGTTGGAACATTCAGGAAGTGGAAGCCCCTGCACAGCAGGACGGCGAACAGCGTACCCAGTGGCAGTGTGAGGAAGTCATCATCTGGGCTCCCGTCACAGCCAACAAAATCACGGAGGCGGTCATCGAACACACCTGCCCGAGCAGCCGCGAACAGAAGCTCGTCAACGAGTACAACGGCGCGAATCTCGGTGTTTACGGGGCTAAAACGAGTGAAGCCGCCCGTGCGAAGATTGCAGCGTAC